TAGCCTCTAGACCTTGTAAACTCATATTATCTTCTTCCCAGTTTCTTGAGTTTCCATCAATCATATTGTTAGGCATTGGTAAGTATATACCAGCACCTAGTTTCTTTCTAAATGGTGTTCCTCTTTGAGCACCAAATGCAGCTCCTATATTCTTACCTTTAAATGCTGTTGCATATGGAGCTTGATATGCGTAACACTGAATACTAAAGTGATCCTGATATAGTGACATATCCATAGGATACTTCACAGGAGTTGCAAACATTATGTCACTGTCAGTATCATAATCAGAAGCACCTCTTGTTACTACACCAGATGCACCATCAGACTCTACTTTTTCATTTGATTCACTTCTATTCCACTGTTCCTGTAATCTAGATAATTTATTCTTCTTTGCTTGCTTATCACGACCATTCGCACCCTTTATCTCTTCTTTTAATCTAGCAATCTCAGCTGGTATACCGTTTGCATAATTATCATTCTCTACTTTTGCAAACTCTGGTGTAGGTTGGCCAGTTGCTACAGAGTGATTATTAACAGCAGCTTTGATATCTTCATTCATTTTCCCCACATATGAGAAAGTGCCATCACCGTTATCTACTCTCTCCAACCCATCTATAGTAACAACTTTAGAATATGAACCTTTACCTACTTGATTTGTTCCAGGCTGAGTAATTCTTTTATCATACCATACTCCATCTTCATATATTGCATTAGCATATGCGTTTGGTTCAACTGCTCCAGTATAATCCACAGGGAGAATTGTTACCTTCCCATCTTTGATGAAAGTTTTATATGATTGCGTTCTACCATTTACCTCTTGTTGGATGACAGGAGTATCAATTTCCACTCCATACAACTTGGGGTCGTTAAAACTAGGGGTTGCTTCTGCCATTACTTTCTGTGTTTATTCCAGTTAAATGCTCTATGCTTGGGGTATTTCATACCGTTCTTATCTATGAACTGCTCTGTAGGAAGTTTAGAAATTTCTCCCCAGTCCTCTGTTCTAGGAACTTTTTGTAAGTTTCCTATACCAGAATACAGATATTTGTGTATAGTATTCTTAGGCACAGACGCTCCGCCACCGCTATTTAGTAGGCTTTCTGCAACAGAATCACGATAGCCTGGATTTACATAGTGTAAATTGCATCCAAGAAACCCATCTCGGTAGAAAGTTAATGGAACTGCTAGTGGTTGAACATCCCAAAATGGGTATCTTTCTGGAAATCTTGGACTGTACGAAAAGAAAAATAAGTCTCCAATAGATATACCGCTAGTGTCTTGTGTGCTTACATCTATATTCTGTACTTCCATCAAAGCATTTTGAAGTGCATTGACATACCATGCACCACTCTTATTCCTACCAGAAGCTTGTTGTCTAATATCTTCTGCGATCATGTGATATACCTAAATCGTCTTCGGTCATAATTTTAAATTCATACTTTCTATCAGCACAGTATTGTTCTGCTGCTTTCCACTTGGCTTGATTAATAACCCATGATTGAACATCATGTGCCCATGATTTAGTTCTCCTTTTAGGGTTCTTTGGTGGAGCCTTACATTGCTTTTTGGGTTTTACCTCTATAACAACTGATCTCTTTTTACCACTTGCATCATCATACTTGATAAAGAAATCGGGAAAGTATCTATGTATCTTCCTGTCTAGGGGATTCTTATAGGGTATCCAGAATTCTTCTGATTGCCATTGACTTATATTCTCTGTTAAATCACAGTATTCCATAAACTTTTTCTCCCAAAGAGATCGATAAATGATCTGAGTTGGATCGCCTTTATACTTTTTTATATGTTTTGGTTTAAATTTTCCCTTATAAGCCATATACATAGTATGTAAGTCATAACTATATTTAGATGGCAGAACAAGAAAGCCAGAATCATTTTAACAAAGTAACCTTCGGTGTAGATGTTACTCCAAGTTCTATACAGCAACCTAGAGGGGATCAACCCAAGAATGAAAGGAGTATGCTCTATAATCAGGGTGATGTGGACTTCTTGAGTGATTTTCAAACATCATTGGGAGCTCCATCACTTTCTAGTTTTTATACAGTGGATCTAGATCTTGCACTAGGGCTAAGTAATGTTGGAGATGAGTTTGGTTCTAAGTCAGAGGCAAGTTTAGAAGATTGGTTGACATCATGTGGAGTTTTAGAACCTAATCTTGGTTCAAAAAGATTTTCCATATTAGCATCTGAAGCAATATTGCCTGGATCAAACATGACTGTTGTATCCGAGGTGGGAAGTAGACAAGGTATAACTGAGAAATTTGCCACACAGAGAGCATACAATGATATTGCTATAACTTATTACGTCCCTGCTGACTACAAAACTTTAAGATTATTTCAAGAGTGGATAAATTTTATGAATCCATTATACTATAGTAATGGACAAGGTGTTGAAGGAACTCCACAACAGGGTAGATCTGGTGGATATCCAGATGCTGTTGACAGATATGCTTATCATAGATTTAGATATCCTAGTGAATATAAGAAAACTATGTCTATTACTAAATTTGAAAAAGATATTGGTAATAAAGCAGCAGCTCTAACCGCTAGAGAAGGACAAGCTAAAGAGTTCAAACAGGAAGCAATCAGTTATAAATTTATAAATGTTTTCCCTACTGCTGTACAAGATATAGCATTAACATATCAAGCATCCTCAGTCTTACAAGTGACAGTAGAATTTGCTTACGATAGATATGTGATAATATCTAATCAAAAGAAACAAGGAATTAAAGAAGAAGTTATTAAACCACAACCAGCCGCAATTGATGACGGATCAGGTAAGCCTGGAGCTTTTGCTATAGGATCTTTGGAAACTGATAACTTAAATCCAAAGTATTTTGGAAAAAATAATGCTAACGCCACACAGACTAACGCTTAAAAAACCTCTCTAAATAATAACGAATAATTACATATTATGCCTTTACCTACAATTACGACTTCTGAGTATGAATTGGTATTGCCTTCAAATGGAAAGACTGTAAAGTATAGACCATTTTTGGTAAAAGAAGAAAAGATACTTATACTTGCTCTAGAAGGACAAAATCAAAAAGAGATCACAAACGCCGTAAAACAAGTCATAAAAGCTTGTGTAATCACAAAGGGTGTCAAAATTGAGACACTCCCTGCTTTTGACATTGAATACTTGTTTTTAAATATCCGTGGCAAATCTGTTGGTGAATCAATAGATCTACTTGTTACATGTGGTGATGACGGCAAGACTGAAGTTGCAGTCAATGTTCCTATAAATGACATATCAGTCATTACATCAAAGGATCACAGCACTGACATTGAATTATCTGATGGGTATACTGTTAAGATGAAGTATCCTTCTCTTAGTCAGTTTGTTGAAACTAACTTCACAGATGATGCAAATAGTGTAGAACAATCGTTCGACATCATAGCATCATGTATTGATATGGTTTATAATGAAAAAGATATGTTCTCAGCTGCAGATTGCACTAAAAAAGAACTTAGAGAATGGGTCGAAGCATTGACATCAAAACAGTTTGCAAAGATTGAAACTTTCTTTCAGACTATGCCTAAGTTACAACATACCTTAACTGTCGTTAATCCTAATACCAAAAAGAAAAACACTGTAGTGTTGGAGGGACTGGCCGATTTTTTCGCCTAGGTATGTCTCATATCAACCTTGAGACATACTTCCGAGTCAATTTCGCCCTCATGCAGTTTCATAAGTATTCTTTATGGGAAATAGAAAACATGCCACCTTGGGAAAGGGACATCTATGTTGGACTACTTAAATTACATATTGAAGAGGAAAACCTAAAAGCGAAAGCTAGGGAAGCACAAATCAAAAATGGTTAAGAAAAGAGGTAAAGGACAATTAAATAAAATTCTCTCTTTTGGTAAGAAAGTTCTCAAAAAGGGTAAGAAGGCTAATGTTGGCAAAGTTTTTGGTAACAGACTGGTAGGTGGTGCTCAGGGAGTAAAAGGAAAAGAAGAAGGTAAAACATCAGGGGTAAAACAGAGTAAGGTAAGGACTAAGAGTTTACTTGGTGGTATCGCAAAGATGCTTCAACCACCAGAGAAACAGGTGCAAGGACAGACCATGATGGTCAATAGACTTGTAACTCAGAAGTTTAATACCCTAGCCTCTGGTTTAAAACAATCAATAGCTGGTCCTCAACAACAACCATTTGACCCACGAGCTTTCCTAGGTCAGATATTCCAAGGTGGTTTAGGATCATTGAATCAGTTTGCATCTGGTTTGAATGGATTGCAAGGATCATTACAGAAGAATATATTATTCTTAAATCAAGCAAAGGGTATAATTGTAGATGTAATTGAGAAGATGGCGAAAGCCAAGAGAGGAAAACCTAAGTCTGGTTTCTTCAAAGGACTTATTGGTGGTGTTGTCAAACTGGGTATACAGGGATTGATGCTTAAAATGCTTGCACCAAAGGCTGCTGCCATATTACCAACACTAGGTAAGGCGGCACTAGGTGTTGGTTTGGCCGTTGGTGCTGGATTCTTAGCTAAAAAGTTCCTTGGTATAGGTGGTAAGAAAGATCAAATAAGAGGAAAAAATGATATTGATGTAGAAGCATTCAATGACACTACGCAAACATTTGCAGATAGTGTTGATTTCTTCTACAGAATGATTAGAGGTAGATTGAGGAGAGAAGAGGAAGAGAGAAGGAAAAAAGATAAAGAAAGAGAAGATAAGAGGAAAGAGGAAAATAAGGAGCTCAATGAAAAAGAAGAAGATAAGACTATAGATCAAGAAGAAACTGAAACCCCTCAAGTTGAAACACCTAAAGTTGATGGTGTAGAGAATCTAACTCCCAACGCCGACTTGAAGTTGGAAAAAAGTGGAGCAATGACGATTACTCCGCTTATGGGTGATAAGAAAGGTGATGAATCAGAAACTGACGAAGAGGCAACGTCAGCAGTATCTACTCCAAAATCAGATATAGTACCTTTTGATACTCAATCTAAGAATACAAGAGGACAGTATGCGTTTAATTCCGAAACTGTATTAAACAAAGAAGTAAAAGGAAAAGATGGTGAGGATGGTGTAGGTTTAGATGGTGCCACAGGTGGATCTAATTTAATTCAAAATACTGGAAGCACATTCTTCTTTGATGCTAGTAAGTTTGCCAAGAGTTTAGAAAAACCAGGCAATGCTCAAATAGAAGTAATCAAATCAACTTCTGCTCCTAGAGATCCAAACGCTATTGATCAAGACCTTGCAGATTCTGATGTGACTGGTACTGCTATGGAACCACCAAAGAGCACAGTCGAGGGATCTAAAGAAACTCTTGATGCCAAGAAGGTAATAACTAATGATATATCTAAACCAGCTAAATCATCTGATACCACTGGTGGTGAGGGTGCTGGAACTCCTCAAGTAATTCCAATTCCTTCTGCAGCTGAAAGACAAAACAAAAATACACCCATCACAAGAGTGAGAAACAAACAAGAAAACAAAGTTCCCATGCTCCCTGCTTTCAGAATTGGTGATATACACACTCAAAATGCAAGATCAGTATTTAATATCGTGGATGCAATATAATGAATAAATCTTCAATTCTACAAGTAAAAAGTCAGTTAACCAGATCAATTGGCAACTCTCAGGATTCCATAAGTAGGTTTGCTCAATTCATGGGAAAGAGTGGCAAAAGTATTGATGGTAGAACTCCTAGTCAGGCCACCATGAATAAGGCTAGGAAGTTTGCACGAAATTTCACCTCTGGTGGCGGTGGAAAACTTAATAAACTATTATTAGGTAGTGCTATTATACTACCATTCGTATTGGGAAGTGCATTGAAAGCAAAACAAGTCAATGCTAATGAAATCCTCAATAATGAGTATGGTGGTGACGAAGACTTGATGAAGAAAGATTTAGATGAAGAAAGAAGTCAACTAGGAAAGAAACAAGATGAACTGAATAAAACTATAGATGGGAAAGAAGATGCCTTAAGAGATAGTAAGTCACAGGTAAATCAAGCTAAACCAAAAGAGGAGAATCTTGAGGGGAGTGATAGTGATAAGGAACTTACCACTCAAGAGAAGGGTGATATCGCTATGTTGAAAAGAAATAAAGAAGAACTAAACTTAGATGTATATGAAGATGCGGTGAAAAGATTTAAGTTTTTAGTTGATAAAGGATACTTATTTGGCCAAAAAGAGACTATTGTAGATAAAGTTAAAAATTTTATAAAAAATACTTACAAAGTAACCAAAGAGGTTGTCCAGAAGGTATCTAAGTTTGTTAATAACTCACAACTTGCCGAGACAATAAGGACGACGATTGGAAGTGAGAAAGGTGATGGATACATAGGACCTAAGTGGATGAATATAAAGAATCCCTTTCATCAAAAAAGTGAGGATGAAGTAAAAGAGAAGGTCTTACCAGTCCGTGTCACCAAAGTTCAACCAGTGCAAACCATGACTGGCAATGTTGTACAACCCATAAACTATTCACTTCCAGAAGATGTTGCAGCAGATGAGGAGTTCATGGCTGGTATTAATATGTTATCAGAAAAATATAATATGCCACCTGAGAATTTTCTTGCTGTTATGGATTTTGAAACAGGAGGAACATTCGATCCAGCACAGAAAAATATCTATGGATCTGGTGCTACTGGTTTGATACAGTTCTTACCTTCAACAGCAGAATCTTTGGGAACTA